GCGCACCTGGTTCGCCCAGTGGTACGCGGCGCACTGGACGCCCGCCGACCTGCCCAACCTGCGCCTCTGCATCAAGGCCTGGGCCCGCGCGGACGGCCCGGAGCCGCGCGGCACCGACGTCGCGGGCTACGTCCGCCTCGCCGACGATCTCGGCATCACCCGCAAGGGCCAGCAGGACCGCCGGTGGAAGCCGCCCGAGCCCTCCCGCGACGGGCAGCGGTCCGCGTCGGCGCCCCAGCGCGCCTCCCGCGCCACCTCGCCGGCCGCCCACCTGTCCGTGGTCCCCGATGCCGACGCATGACGCCCGCCGACACGCTCGGGGATCTCGTCCTCTCGTGGATGGTCCGGCACCTGCCCAGCCCGCGCGACGAGCGACAGCCGTTCACGCCGGCGGAGTGGCAGATGCGGCGCGTCCGGCGCTGGTACGAGCTCGACGCCTCCGGCAAGCGGTGCTGGACCGAGGTGCACGACACCGATCCGAAGGGCAAGGGCAAGAGCCCCCTCGCCGCGGCGACCGCGATCGCGGAGTTCCGGGGCCCGGTGCACTTCGCCGGGTGGGCCCAGGGCGGCGAGTGGTACGCCTGCGCCGATGGGGGCTGCTCGTGCGGCTGGGAGTACGAGTACCAGGCGGGCGAGCCGATGGGCGTCCCGTGGGGCACGCCCGGCCTGCCGGCGCCCTGGGTGCAGATCGCGGCCGTCTCGGAGGCGCAGACCGCGAACACCTGGGCGGCGCTCCACGCCTTCCTCGCCGCCGACCGGCAGCGCGCCTCGCGGTGGCTGGCGCTCGAGGCGGGACGGACGCTGGTGTACTGGCGCGATCGGGTGGACGCGAAGATCGAGCGCGTCACGGCATCGGCCGGCACCCGGACGGGGCAGCCGATCACCCACGCCGTCGAGGACGAGCCCCAGGAGTGGACGGCCTCGCTGCACGGCCCGGAGCTCGCGGAGACGATCGGCGAGAACCTCACGAAGATGGACGGCTGGGCGCACTTCACGGGCAACGCCCCGGTGCTCGGCCGCGGGTCGGTGTCGGAGGTCCGGGGGTATCGGCTGGAGGACGGCCGGTGGGTCCGGGCGCCGGAGACGCCGCGCGTGCTCTTCCTCGGGGTGGAGCCCCGCGAGACGCCGCGCGAGGACATGACCCGCGACGAGATGCGGCCGCTGCTGCTGCAGACCTACGAGGAGACGCCGTGGGTGCCCGTCGAGCGCATCCTCGACGACGCCCAGAACCGGGCGTCCTACCCGTGGCAGAAGGTCTGGCGCCTGTTCTTCAACCTGCCATGGGACCCGCAGGCCGAGGAATCGTGGATGCCCGCCTCCGCGTGGGAGGCGTGCGCCGGGGAGGTCCGGCTCGACCCGAGGGAACCGGCGTTCACGTGCGTCCGGATCGGGCATGGGCACCAGCACGCCGCGATCGCGACCGCCCAGGTGCAGGCACCCGCCGGACGGCGCGTGGTGCTGAACAAGGAGGGCCGCCCCGTGCTCGGGCCCGGTGATCGCGTGGTCCTCGAGGTGCGCACCTTCGAGGCCGACGAGGGCGAGCAGGTCGCCATCGCCGGCCTGGAGAACACGATCACGGCGCTCCGGAAGCGCCTGCCGGCCCGCGTCCGGGCGCAGGTCCCCGTGGGCACCCGCGGCCGCATGCGCGACGGATCCCTGCACGGGCCCGAGATCGCCTACGCCGGCGCGTTCTTCGCCGGATCGTCGCAGCGCCTGCGCACCGAGCGCGCCGCGCTCGTCGACATCCCCAGCACCCCGGAGCGCCTCACGCCCGCGGCCGAGGTGCTCATGCAGCTCGTCACCACGGGCGTGCTCGTCCACGACGGGGACGCCGAGCTCGCCCACCAGTGGGGCAACGTCGTGGCCAAGGAGATGCCCAAGGGCTGGAAGCCCGAGCCGCTCGACCCCGAGCTGCCGATCGTCGCGCCGCGCGCCGCGATGCTCGCCGTGCACCGCGCGCTGACCGCGCCACGCTGGAAGCCGTCCCCCGTGGGCGGGATGTAGGAGGCACCGATGCCGCAGACCCTCGCCGACGTCTTCTTCAAGCCGATCGAGGCGCCGACCATCCGGGTGCCCGGTGACGCGATGGAGGCCCAGCCGTCCGACCGGTTCCCCGTCGGGTCCTCGCCGTGGTGGATCGGCCGGCTGCACCACGAGCTGCGCGATCGCAACGTCCGCCTGGCGCGCCTCCGCGGCTACTACGAGGGCACGAACGAGACGTGGCGCTTCGCGAACGAGGCCCACCGCGAGACGTTCGGCACCCGCTTCCAGAACCTCCGGGCCAACTACGCCCGCCCCATCGTCGAGATCCCCGCGCAGCGCATGGCCGTGGTGGCCATCTCGCTGGGCACGGACGACGCCGGCAGCGACGAGGCGTGGCGGATCTGGCAGGCGAACCGCCTGGACGCGCGATCGCTCACCGCGCACCTCGACGTCCTGTCGGTGGGCGAGTGCCCGGTCCTCGTCGGTCCCAACGCGGCCGACCCCCGCACGCCGATCATCTCGGTGGAGGACCCGCTGCAGGTCATCGTCGAGCGCGACCCCGCGGACCCCTCGCGCATCGTCGCGGGGCTGAAGCTCTGGGAGAAGGACGAGCGCCACATGGCGGTCCTCTACCTGCCCGACCGGATCGAGTGGTGGGAGGCGGCGAAGCCCCAGGCGGGGAAGCCGCTCGAGTGGAGCCAGGTGCCCGACAAGGTGCAGCAGAACCCGTGGGGCGTGGTCCCGATCGCGGTGCTCCACAACGCCCCGGAGTGCCGGGCCGAGCACGAGGACGTGCTGGACCAGCTGGATCTCTACGCGAAGACGCTGTACGACATGGCCACCGCCTCGGACTACATGGCCTCGCCGCAGCGGTGGGCGACCGGCGTGACCATCGCCGACGAGGGGCGCCCCACCGATGACCAGGGCGACCCGACCGGCAGCGACGCGCCGGCGTTCCAGGGCGGGCCGAACCGGGTGTGGACGAGCGAGGACCCGGATTCGACGTTCGGGCAGCTCCCGGCCGCGGACCTCACCGCGTTCGTGCGCCAGCTCGAGGCGTACCGGTCCGACATGGCGACGATCACGCACACCCCCCACCGCCTGCTCATCCCGCCCCCGTCGTCGGTGCCCCCGTCCGGCGAGAGCGTCCGCCTCTCGGACGCGCCGCTCACCGCGAAGGTGGAGTGGAAGATCACGGCCATCGGCAACGGCTGGGAGGACGTGATGCGCCTCGCGTTCCTCGTCGCCGGCGACCGCGTCCGCGCGGCCGCGATGGACATGGAGGCGCTCTGGAAGGACCCCGAGCTGCGCACCGAGGTCGAGCACGTCGACGCGCTCTCGAAGATGGCCGCCATGGGCGTCCCGCAGGAGGAGATCTGGCGCCGCATGGGGGCGACCCCGCAGCAGATCCGTCGCTGGAAGGCGATGCAGCCCGCCACCCCGCCGGCCGCGCCGGCGCCCACGTCTGGAGGCTCCCCGTCATGACCCTGTCCCGCCTGCTGTCCACCCGGCTCGCCCCGGCCCGCACGGCCCACGCCTGGTTCGATGGCGAGCCCGGCGCCGGTGGTGGCGCCGCCGTCGCGGATCCGCCGCCCGCGGGTGGTGCCACCCCGCCCGATGGCGCCACGCCGCCGGATCCGTCCCCGAAGGGCGACGACAAGGAGCTGCACGCGCTCCGCACGAAGGCCGGTCGCCTCGAGCGCGAGCTGGAGGCGCTGAAGCGCGCCGACGAGGAGCGCAAGAACGCGGACCTGTCGGAGGTCGAGAAGCTCCGCAAGCAGCTCGCCGAGCGCGACGCCGCGATCGAGGCCGCCGGGGCCCAGGCGAAGGCCGGCCGGCTCGCCGGCGCGTCGCTCGCGGCCGCGGCCCGCCTGGGGTTCGCGGACCCCGAGGACGCCCAGCGGTTCCTCGACGGCGACGCGGTCGAGTGGGACGACGCGGGCAACCCGAAGAACGTCACGGCCTTGCTCGAGGCGGTGCTCAAGGCCAAGCCGTACCTCAAGGCGTCGTTCACCCAGCCGCCCGACCTCGGCCAGGGCAACCGCGGCAGGGCGGGCGTGCCCCTCACCCGCGAGGCGATCGCGAGGATGACGCCGGCAGAGATCAATGCCCGTTGGGACGAGGTCAGGGAGGTCATGAAGAAGGGCTGACCGGTGCCCTGACGGCAGCCCACCCGAGGCCCCGTGTCCCCAGCACGGGGCCTCGCCGCGTCCGGGGCTTGACGCCCCATCCGCGCCGCGCTACCGTCAATCCGAACGAATGGTCTGATTGGTCCCCGCCATCACCGCCCGGCTCGCCGGCACGGGGGCGCCCGACCCGAACGGACCGACGCTGACCGCCCCGCGTCAGCAGCGCAGGACCGGCCCGCCGCCAGGCGGCCCCGGATCGCGCAGCGACCCGGCCCCGGAGCGTGCATCACCCATGCACTTCTCCGGAGGCTCCCGTGGCTCTCTCGAACTTCATCCCCACCGTCTGGTCCGCCCGCCTCGCGCTGGCGCTGGACCGGGCCCAGGTCTTCACCCAGCAGGGCGTCTGCAACCGCGACTACGAGGGCGAGATCACCGCCTTCGGTGACACGGTGCGCATCGGGTCGATCGGCGATCCGACCATCGGCAGCTACACCCGCAACGGCACCATCAGCGTCGGCGATCTCGACGACGCCAGCCAGCTGCTGGCCATCGACCAGGCGAAGTACTTCGCCTTCAAGGTCGACGACCTCGACAAGGCGCAGATGAACGTGGCCGTCATGGACAAGGCGGTCCAGCGCGCCGGCCGGAAGCTGACCAACACCGCCGACACGCTCGCGGCCGGCAAGTACGCCGAGGCGGGCAGCTCCGTCGGCTCGGGCGGCTCGCCCAAGTCGGACCTCGGCACGGCGGGCAAGGCCTACGAGTGGCTGGTCGCCCTCAAGGTCGAGCTCGACGAGGCCGACGTCCCCGAGGACGGTCGGTGGGTCGCCGTGCCCAGCTGGTACCACGGCAAGCTGCTGCTCGACGACCGCTTCGTGAAGTCGGGCGACGCGAGCGCGGCCGTCACGCTGCGCAACGGCATCGTCGGCGAGGCCGCGGGCTTCACGATCCTGAAGTCGAACAACGTCTCCAACGACGGCACGACCTACCGGATCATGGCCGGCACGGACCAGGCGATGAGCTTCGCCGAGCAGATCCTGACCGTCGAGGCGTACCGGCCCCAGGACTCGTTCTCCGACGCGGTCAAGGGCCTGTACGTGTACGGCCTGAAGGTCGTCCGGCCCGAGTGCCTGGCGACCCTGTACGCGAACGCCGCCTGACCTCGATGGCGCGCCGCAAGGCCGCGGTGGCTGATGCCGCCGCGGCTCCCCTCTCCTCCGTCCCTGCCGATGCGCCGCACTGGCAGGTCGCCCGGCTTGCCGAGCCCGGCCAGGTCTTCACAGAGACCGACATCCGCCGCAACACGGTCACCGTCGTGGCCGATGCCCGCGGCGTGGTCATCCCGCGGTCCGTCGCGGAGAACGCCCTCATCGACCGCCTGCCGGTCGCCCCTGCCGACATCCTCGCGGCGCCCATCCCGGACGCCCCGCCCACCGAGCCCACCGATGACGCCGGCGACGACGCCGCGCAGGAGGACTGACCCGTGTCGAACGCCGCAGCCATCACGGTCAACGAGCTCGCGTCGCTGACCCCGACCGCCACCCCCACGCCCGACACCCTCGACACGGGCACCTCGGCCGTGACCATCTACGCCGACCTGGACGGCGACATGGACACGACCATCCTCTACATCAAGAACACCGACAACGACACGGCGATGACCGTGGAGATCCTCGCTGGTGACAACCCGCCGGCGGTCCGCGCGGCGCTCGGCAACCTCTCCGAGTCGGTCGCGTTCGGGGTCGGCAAGTACTTCGGCCCCTTCGAGTCGGCCCGGTTCGCCCAGGACGACGGCAGCCTCGGCGTCAAGATCACGCCCGCCTCGGGCACGATCTCGGCGCAGATCACCTGCCTCCGCCTGCCCCGGGTCTGATCCATGACCGCACCGGTCAGCCGTGACGAGGCCCTCACCCGGCTCGTCACGGCCGCCGAGCGGGCCTCCGCCACGCTCCTGGCGAGCGCGGCCCGGACCGCCACGGCGAACAGCTCCGACCAGACGGCCACCGGCCGCGGCGTGATGCTCGTCCTCAACGTGACGGCCGAGGCGGCCTCGGAGACGCTGGCGCTCAAGATCCAGGGCAAGGACCCGATCTCGGGCAACTACTTCGACATCAGCAGCTTCGGCACCATGTACACGTCGACCGGCGAGGCGCCCACGCGCACGAAGGCCGCCGTGCTCTACCCGGGCGTCCTCGCCGCGGACCACGTGGGGGTGGCCGCCGGCACCGACGGCACGATCGCGAAGTCGGGCGTCCTGCCGGACACCTGGCGCGCCGTCGTGACCCACTCGTCCACCGGCAGCTGGACCTACAGCCTCGCCGCCGTGGCGATCCCCTGACCATGGCCCTCGTCGCCACCCCGGCGGCCGACGACGCCGACAGCTACCTCACGGTGGCCGCGGCCGATGCGCTCGCCGGGGAGGATCTCGGACCCGAGGCGGACGCCTGGACGGGCGCCGACCTCGGCCTCAAGGAGGCCGCGCTGCGCCGCGCCACCCGCGAGGTGGACGCCTACGTGGCGACCGGCTGGCCGCCGTCCGACCCGGACCAGGCGCTCGTGTTCCCGCGCGAGACGCTGGACCTCGACGGCAACGGCGACCCGATCATCCCCCGCAAGGTCGTGCTGGCCACCTAC